GGTGAAATCGGTGACGTGTATGGTGTGAAAGTCTATGTGTCTACTAACGCTGATACTGCTGCTGGTAACACAGCTACTGACCGTATCGCTTTGATGGGTCACAAAGATGCTTACGTGTTGGTTGAACAACAAGGCATCCGTTCACAAACTCAGTACAAACAAGAATACCTCGGTACTCTGTTCACTGCTGACACTTTGTACGGTGTTGCTGAGCTGCGCGACTATTCTACAGTTGCTTTGGCTGTTCCAGCTTAATAGCTAGACTGAAGGGGCTTCTCAAAAGGAAGCTCCTTTGGTGTATATACTAATTGGAACATTAACATGTCAGCTACCTTTAAATGCCTAATTAGTGGGCAAACAGTTACCTTTATCCATCAGGTCGACATTGATTCGATGAAGAATCATCCTGACTACGAACGTGTTGAAGACACCCCTGAAGTAGTTGTTGCTGAGGAAACTCCTGTAAAGAAAGTTGGGCGTCCAAAGAAGGTTGAAATTACTCCTGAGGCTGAGTAATCATGGATGAAGTTTCAGCTCGTGAATTTGGACGTTTAGAAGCTCAAGTAGAAGCCCTTCAGAATGAAGTCCATAGCCTCAGTAGAGATGTAAAGTGCCTATTAGAACTTGCTAATAAGTCTAAAGGTGGGTTTTGGATGGGTATGACGATTGCCTCAGGTGTTGGCGGCCTGATTACATTCTTCATTGATAGATTTTTTAAGTAAGAGGATAGATAAATGGCAACTAAACCAAAGACAAAAGCAGGTAAACAAGCTAAAGTGGGTAAAGTGATGAAAGAGTTCAAGGCGGGTACTCTTCATTCAGGCTCTAAGAAAGGCCCTGAAGTCACTTCTCAAAAGCAAGCTGTGGCTATCGCTCTTTCTGAAGCAGGGATGTCAAAGAAGAAGCCTAAGGCTAAGTAATCATGGCTTTACCTACCTACCTATCCCTCGTGAATGACGTCCTTGTACGTCTTCGTGAACCGCAGGTAACCAGTGTCAATCAGAACACAGTGAGTGCTTTGGTTGGTAAGTTCGTCAATGATGCGAAACGCGCTGTTGCTGACGCTTATGACTGGGATGCCTTCAATTACGCAGTTACCATTCAAACAGTAGCTAATCAGTACGAAGGTTATAGCATTCCGGGTGCTGGTGTTCGCTGTAAAGTGATGGATGTTATTAACACATCTCGTCAGTATCCTCTCACACCTTTGGACCATGCCTCATTGGACCTTCAAGCATGGGGTACTGCTAACCCACAAAAGACAACACCATTCAACTACACCTTTGATAACGTAGATGACAACGGTGATGCAATGGTTAACTTTTGGCCTATTCCAGACGCTGTCTATAACATTCGTTTCAGCTTAAACGTTCCGGAAGTTGACTTAGCTAACGATACTGATAAGACATACTTGCCTAAAGAGCCTATTGTCTTGGGTGCTTTAGCTCGTGCTTTAGTTGAACGTGGTGAAGACGGTGGTTTGACTAGCTCAGAGTGCTATGCCTTGGCTCAGAAAGCCCTTGGTGACCTGATTGCTATTGAACTGTCTCGTTCCCCTGAAAATGATTCTTGGGTCTCAGTGTAATGTCTCAACAGACCCAAGCTTATTCAATTACTGCTCCGGGGTTTATGGGGCTGAACACTCAAGACTCATCTCTTGACTTGGCTTCAGGTTTTGCTCTTGTAGCTAACAACTGCATTATTGACCAGTATGGTCGTATTGGTTCACGTAAGGGTTGGACACCCGTTAACAGTAGTTCAGGCACTCTTGGTTCTAATAACGTTAAAGCCATTGGTGAATTGATTACAGTAGACGGAACTAGCTGGACTATCTGCGCAGGCAACAATAAAATCTTTAAGTTGGTAGGTTCTACTCTTACTGAACTTACCTATGGTGGCGGTGGTACAGCTCCTACGATTACAGACAGTAATTGGCAAATGGCTGCTTTGAATGGTGGCCTTTATTTGTTCCAAACAGGACATGACCCATTAGAGTTTAATCCTGCTACATCGACTACACAATACCGTCGTATCTCTGAAATGTCAGGGTATGCTGGTACTGTCCCTCAAGCGGATTGTGCTATTAGTGCTTATGGTCGTTTATGGGTTGGCAATACAGCAGGTGATAAAGTAACCGTAGCTTGGTGTGACCTATTGAGTCCAGCTAAGTGGAATACAGGCACAGCGGGTACATTGGTTACTTCGTCTGTATGGCCTAAAGGTGGGGACACAATCACTGCTCTGGGTGCTCATAACGGTTTCTTATTCATCTTCGGTAAGAATAACATCCTTGAGTATGCCAATGCTCAAACACCAGCTTCCTTAAGTCTTCAAGATGCTGTAGTAGGTATCGGTTGTATTGCTCGTGATACTGTTGCTAACACAGGTACTGACTTAATTTTCCTGTCTGCTACAGGCGTTCGTAGTGTTCAGCGTACCATTCAAGAGAAGTCCTCCCCTCTGAATGACCTGTCTAAGAATGTACGTAATGATTTGATGGCAGCAGTCAATAGTGAAACAGCTTCTACAATTAAGGCAGTTTACAGCCCTCGTGATGCTTTTTATCTTCTCACTCTTCCTGTCTTAAAGAGCGTCTACTGCTTTGACACTAAAGGTTCTCTACAAGATGGAAGTCTTCGTGTAACCACGTGGGATAGTATTGAGCCTTTGTCTTTCTGTAAAAAGCAAGATGGTTCTCTCTTGTTAGGTAAAGTTGGTTATGTAGGCCTACATACAGGTTACCTAGATAATACGTCTTTGTATCGCTTTCAATACTTCACTAATCACACTGACTTAGGCGCTCCTTCAGTTGCTTCTATCCTTAAACGATTGATTGCAGTTGTTATTGGAGGCAGTAACCAATACGTTACTTTTAAGTGGGGCTATGACTTCACAGGTAACTATCAATCAGCAAGTATACAGATTCCTGCCCAAGGGGTTAGTTACTATGGAGTTGCAGAATATAATACTTCTGGTGTAGAATATAGTGGTGGTACTTCATTACAAACACTTAAAGTATATCCTACAGGTTCAGGTAAAGTAATACAAACAGGTTATGAAGCTGACATTCAGGGTCTTCCTTTGAGTGTCCAGAAGCTTGAGATTCACGCCAAGAATGGCAAACTGTCCGCTTAAGGGGAATAATTTTGACAGATTACGTAAAAGCAACTAACTTTGCAAGTAAGGACTCTCTTGCTTCAGGTAACCCATTAAAGATTGTCAAAGGTACTGAAATCAATACTGAGTTTGACAATATTGCAACTGCTGTAGCCACTAAAGCTGACTTGAATAG